ATGGGAAAAAAAAAAAAACCCGCGAGAAAAAGTTTTTAACCCCTTTTGGGGGGGGGGCCTTTAATCCAGCTTTAAAAGTTCCACCCCTTAATCATTTCGGGTTGTTCCCCGCCGTGGGTCAGTTTGCTTTACTCAGCCTTTTTTTGGTCTCAAACTCAACCACATCTATCAATTCTTTGATGTTATAAGCCATCATATACGCCATCGTCAGTTCACTTTGCGGCTCCAAATCGCCGTCATAACTGATGGTCACGCCTTTCAAGCCGTTTTCTGTCATCTTGTCTTCTATTGTAATAACAATTTTCGCCATCACATCAACTCCTGATTATGTGGTTCAACGCTAAAAAACTCCTTACCCTGAACAATCTTAATACCCGGCACAGGGTTGTCGGCGAAAAACTCAGGTTCGTTCAATACAGCATCTTTATTGACTTCTTTCTTCACGCGGATAAAGCGTTCCAAGTCCGGCTTGGACTCCAATAAAGCCAGCACCGCATCAACACCGCTGACACTGTATTTTGGCGGGTTGTTTCGCCAACGGATGATGCCGGTGGTCAGGTCGGCAAATTTGACCTTGCCGCCATCGGTCAGCGCATCACGGTTTGCTTCGCTCCATGCCTGTACGCCTGCATGGATGGCATTGATTTCCGCCATCAGGGGCGCAACACGCTCGTCTGCCTGTTTTTGCAGCTCGGCCACATTATCATTGTGGTCGGCTTGGATACGCTCGATTTCACGCTGTAAATCACCCATGCGCTTGATTTGTACCGACGCGTCCTCGCGGTCTTGGATGCCCACAGTCAGGGCTTCAGTTTTGGTTTTTTTAGCTTTAGCCATTTTCTTTTTCCTTTCTTAATTTACTTTTCGTTCCGCATCTCTCAACTGTCTTGCCAGTTGCAATACTTTTAAATTAGTGACAGCAGCCTTGATAAATCCTTCCGTATCTCGGGCGGCATCACTGCATACGCTGTCTAAAAATTCCGTTGTCAACGCAGCCATCAGGTCGGGAGCTTGATACTCACCGTTTATCTTGATTTCGGGCAACTCGACGCGACACTTCCCATTTTCCGAAACAATTTTAAAAACATACTCTTTCATTTCACTTACCTTTCTTATTTAAAACTTCTCTCACTTTCGCCATTTTCAGACGACCTTTTTCTTTGTCCGGCGCGGGCTTTGCCAGCATCGCCCTTGGTACCAACCGTGGCGGTAGGTTGCGGAGCAGTTCGGCGGGTTGCGGCCATGTTTCCGACTGCTGCAACACCTTAAATCCTGTCTGAATCCGTATCGGGTCACACTCCGGAGAGACGATTTCCTTGGTTTCCATCAGTTTCCGATACCAAATTTCCGCGACTACCGGCAGGTCTTGCGCTGCGGGGCGGTTGGGCAGATTGAGTGCGGCGAGCAATGCAAATCCTGCCGCGATTTCCTGTTTTGCCCAATCTTCGCCGGCCCATTCGCCCAAGGCTGCCACACCTTGCCGCAGCTTGGACGGCGCGCTGCCTTCGCCCACTCTCCCTGTTGGAGAGGACTGGGGAGAGGGCAGCCCCGGACCCTGCCACTGGCTGACAATCTCCAGCAAATAACCATGCGACTTTAAGGGCAGTTTCAGACGACCTTGGTCGCGGGCGTTGACGGTCTCGTTAAAGCCGTGCAGCCAAGCCTCGGCGGGAGCGGGAGAGGACACCCCGTCGCGTACCGCCGTCTGCGCTTTCATCATCGGCAGCAGTTCGTTCAAGAGCTTCGCCGTGCGAGACCAAGAGAGCTGCGATTTGGCGGGTCTGAACAAGCCGACATACCGTATCGCCGCCTTGCCCATCTCCACATCCATTTCCAACACAGCCCTCAATACAGCCGATGCGTCGGCATCATTGATTAAGCTGTCCAAGCTATGCACCGCCCCGCAGTTCGGGCATTTGATGTTCATTTAACCACCCCAAGAATCGCCAAAAACGCCACAAGGACAACAATCAACCCAAAAAACATACCGCAGGCATCCAAAACAACAGCTTTAGTCCGTTGTTTGAACCAGTTTTCAATCAGGCTCATCAGTGCCAAAACCACCAGTGCCAAACCAATCAGTCCGCAGATCAAGAGATAAATCATCATTCCGGTAGTCATCACATCTCCTTCCACTCTTTCATCACATCATCCAAGGCTTCTCGGTAATTGCTTCCATAGCCTCTAATGCCGTATTCGGTTAACCTACAACAGGCCTTCTGACCATTTTCTTTTGAAAATTCGGCTGACCCGACTTTCATTAAGAAATCCAATCTTTCTGTGTCCTTTACAGCCTGTTTGAATTTCGGCGAGAAATCCAAAACACTAGATTCTTGGTCAATAATGTCGTTATTCGAAGACAGTAAGGTATCCAATACGGTCATAATCCAAGGCAAATTGGCGTCGGCAGACTTATCTTCCAAAGCTTCAAACACTTCATCCGCAGGCGCATCACTCAGATATTCGAAATCGTCTTCATCCTCTGGGTTGGCAGGTTGGTAAATCGGATTCAAACCCTGCTCAATTTTGTTTAAAAACGCGACCAGTTCCCATACTGCGTCCAGGTCTTCTTTATTCGGTCTAGCGATATTCATCGTATTTCCTCCCAAGCTTCTATTGCCATTGTCAGTGTTGCCGCCTCTGCCGTTTTCCAAATCCCGTCCGGCGCGCGGGCGGCAATCACAAAACCTTCGCCGTCCTTTTTCATGACCATGAGTTCCCCACGGTCTTCCAGCCATTCGATTAAATCTTTTTCGTTCATTTCCGCTCTCCAATTTGTTTAACGCCTTCCGCGCCGTTCATCGCGTGGTGCAGTTGCACTTTTTTCCCTGCCGAATGCCCCTTGGCTATTGCCTCAATCATCGCGGCACTCCCGTCCAGTTCGGGCGTCTTAGCGTCTCTAAATACCGCGTTTTCCATATGTGGATATTTTTTTCTTCTATAGTCAGCCATAACCGCCTTTTCATCGTCTGACATCTCAAATTCTTTGACGACACTCCATGCACCCATCATCCATCCGTTACAAAACTGGTCGGCGAGATAGGTTCGGTTTGAGGGTTTTCTTGCTCGGCAGGTTTTCAGAAATTCGCGGCGGGCGGCGGAAATCTGTCGATAGACCACATCAAAAGCATAGGAAGCGATCTCGGCGCGGTTACCCAAACCGTAAAAAAACATTGAATTTCCCAGTTGATAACATTTGCACCCGAACACCTCGGAAATCATGTTTGCGACGGCCCACTGCCACTCGGCCAGCTTAACTGCCATCTTCCGACCGCTGCCACGCTCGGAGACTTCCGACAAGACAACATCAACAGCATCAACTTCATACTTTTTCATCAGTGCCTGCGCCTGTTTCATCGCCTGCGCCGCTTCGTGTTCATTTGCCGATTTGCTCAAAGCCAAACACTTTTTGATTTTTTCCAAAACTGCCTGCTTATCCATTTTTTATTTCCTTTTCTTCTTTCAGACGACCTTTGCCGTCCTGATCTTCAAACTGCGCCTGATATTCCGCGATTGCCTGCTCGCGGTTTCGCTTCACCATAAACTTCGTCGCTCGCCGGCGGTGTTGTCCCCATGCCTGCCAGTCCGTATTGCGTCGTCGGTAGCTCATTTCCTACCCCCTTTCCGGCTCACGCCATCCCTTCATAATCGCCCGTTCGCCGTATTTGGCGCGGATTTCCTCGACTGCCCGTTTCAAAGCCAATTTCTTGGCTCGGTTCAGTCCCCGTTTTGGACGTCTGAACTTATTCATAAACCACTCCTTCCATCTTCTGCTCCACACTCATTGCCTCGTAGGCACGTTCTATTTTCAAAACTTCCAAATCAGCTCGCATTTCCATCAACTCGACCTTCGTCGGCTCTGTCGCCACCGGTTCAAGTTCTTGCGTACAGGAATGCAACGCCATCCCTGCCACAAAACACCACACGCCCACCGTCAAACCAACCGGCACCCACCGCCAAAAAGAGCGCGCCACGAACATCTTCCAATCAACTTTCTTCAAAACTTGCATTTTGCGTTTTCCTTTTAAAACAACAACTTATTAAAATCATAGGGTAAAAAAATATATAGCCTTGTCAAAGACTTACCGTTTCAGACGACCTATCGGATAATCAATGTCGAATATTTTTTGATGATGCCCGATTGCATTTTGATGCCGTTTTTGTTTGCCGTTCGTACCGCACCGCGCATCAACTTACTCATCCGTCGCGTATTGCCGTTGCTTTGTTTAACCAGTTCCGCAATCGTCGCATCATCAGCTTCCGGCATGGCTGCCCGTGCAATTTCTTCCAATTCTTCATCCGGCATCGAGTCGCCCAAATTCAGCGCAACCGACACTCGGCTATAAAGCTGTACCAACTCGCCATGCTTACCGCGCAAATTAGCCACCAGTCGGGGCATACCGCTTAAAACCAACCCGCAACCCGTGTCGTCATGCAGTCGGCGGATAATCTCAATGGCGCGTAAAGGCAGGTTTTCCGCTTCATCGACCACAATCAGACGACCCGAATCACGCAGGCGGTCAGATACCGATTCAAACAAATCATTCAGGCTGCCGACCGTTGAGACCTTCGCCGCTGCCGCCAACTTGCGCATCAAAACCAAAGCCGTAAAGCTCGGATTAGCCTCAATCAGGATGGCGGCGGGATTCTTCTCGCAGTAGTTTTTGACCGCCTGCGTCTTGCCCAAACCCGCTTGACCGTAGATAACGACCGTGTCGCCTGCCTCGTGTGCGTCGCGCATCACTTCAGAGATTCGGCGGGTCGTTTTGGTCGATACAAACCCCAACACCAGCTCTTCGCGTTGCGCCTTACTTTCCTGCACCTCTAAAAACGCTTCGATTTTCGGCTCGATGGTTTCATAATTTCCGCCTTTTTCCGCATAAGTGCCGTTCAGATACATACTGATGGATGCGGGCGAAGTACCGATACCGCGTGCCAGTTTGGTTTGGTTCATCCCTGATTTGGCTTTAAATTCAGCCAGTTTTTGTTGCAATGCTTGATTAATTTGGTTCATTTTTAATATCCTTGAGTTTTAAACAACCTTTAAAGGTCGTCTGAAATGAAAGAGTTACCCGATTTAGAAAAACGTCTGGTCATGTTGGAAGTCGCCGTTCAAGACTTGGAAGACAGGTCGCTTGCCGATTCCTTCGTACTTGCCTGGCTGCTCCAGCGGATTACCCGTCAAGAGCCGACTTCGATTGAGCAGGTTCGCCGTTTCCTTCAATCGCAGGCAAAAACATTTGAGCCTGATTCTGTTCAGCGGGAACACCTTGAATCTTTGCTTGAGCTCGTTGAATCCGCCAAAGAGCTCGCTTGAGTTTCAATTTTTCAACAAGCTCGGTCGGAAACGCCGCATTTTTCTGTTTGTCCATCATGTTTTCCTTTACATATCCGCCTCAAACAAGACAATCTCGTCGTCTGTTCCCGTTTTCGGCAATACCGCATACTCCGCCTCGATGACGTTTCCGCCTAAATTTCCCAGCTCGTCCCAAACCGCAGCCTGTTCCAAAGCCGGATTGACTTCCGCATTCGCGAGCTTGATTGCATTTTCCGCCCGCTTGATTTTGCCTTTTCGGCGTTTTTCCGCCAGTTGGTCGATACGCGCCGTCGGGAAAGCCTCGCGGCTATTGCCGTTGACTTGTGCCTTCGTGATGAACTTGCCGTCCATATCAAACACATTGACCACCGACGCATCGCTCAAATCGTAGCTGACCCGTACCTCGTCCTTGTGATACTCCGCCAGCTCGGTCGAGAAATAAGAGTTGTTGAACAAATCCAGCCAACCGCGCTGTACCTTTCGCACCTCTTGCGGCATAAACATCGTCGCCAGCTCCTCCGCCGACAACATATCCGGCGCGATACCGTCCTGTTCCAGCCTCATTTCCCGATAAGCCTTCGGCGTATAATGCCCGCCGTCAGGATGTCGGGGCAGCTCGCCATGCGGGCGGTTGTTGTATTCGTCGATACACTTGACCACATCCGCAATAAAACGCGACCAGCTCGGCAGTTTTTTCAAATATTTCTGTTGTTCCTCCGTCAAATCCTTGCCTTTTTCCAAGGCGTTGAACGCACTTTCCATCTTGCGGTACATCAGGTTCTTCGTGCTGCTGTCCATCCCCGCGCCCGCAAACGTCTCATACTGGCGCGCCATCTCAATCAGATTGTCTTTCCACCATCGCTCGATGATGCCTCGACCTTGCGGGTTACCCGCGATACCCGTTTCATGGCGGATACCCAATCGGGACGTAATACCCGTGATTTCATGGTCAATCGTCTTGCCTGTCTGACCGCCGCCGTTATCCGAGTAGTAGATAATCGGCAAACCAAAGTGCTTGACCCCGATACGCAGAGCGTCCGATACCGCCACACAACTTTCAGCCAACGACACCGAAAATCCCACCACAAACCGCGTACAACCATCAATAATCACCGTCACTTCAGGCTTAAACGGTCTGCCGTGTACAGGGTGCGCCACCTTCGCCTTAAAGCTGTGGCCGTCGCCGATCCAAACATCGTTCGGCTTCAAAGCCCCCCAATCACGTTTCACATAAGGCAGCAGCGATTTATAAGCCGCCCCCGTTTTCCTGCCGCGCTCCTGCATAATCAGCGGGAGCTTTTCCCAAACGCGCCGCACCATACTCAAGTTAGGCACATCATTGACCGGCATATTTTCCGCTTCCGCCCACTGCACAAACCGGCGGTAGCTGTGTGCCAATTTCGGCGCGGACGGGATATTGTGAAACTGCATAAACATCGGCAACCAACCGTAGCTCTCAATCGGCTTAACCGCCTTCGTCGTCTTCGGAGCCAAAGCAACCAACCGTTCCGTCGCGTTTTCCGCTTTCAAATAAGCAGAAATCCAGCCGTCTAAAGTACGTTCGCCAACCTTCGCCGACCGGCTGCGGTCATTGGCCTTTTCCAAGTTACCGAGCGTGACTGCGTCCAATTTACCTTCTGCCAGCAAGCCCAAAAACTGAGCCACCGCAGCCTTCGCAGAGCAACCGTATTGGTATTTAATCCCCAATACCGCCGCCACCACCGCACATCGCGCATCCGCCACCGACCGTTGTTTCTCGTTCAACAGCTTGGCCGCTTCAGCCAGTGCCTGAGCCGACATCGCCGTCCCCGGTCTGACTTGGGGCAGGGTTTTCGGCATCTTCTCCGCCAGCTCGTCCGACTGCCGTTTCATGATGGCTGCTCGGATTTCGGCAGGGAGGGAAGCGATTAAGTATTTTTTCAGACGGCCTCCACGCGCTTTGCCAACTTCTTCGATGTACGGCCAGTTTTCTTTTAAGGCTCTTTTGTGTATTGCAGGTTGCGAAACTTTTAAAACTACCATCAACCCTTTGGTATCAATAGTTTCCATCTCATTTCAACCCCAGTTTTCGAGCAATTTCAAACCCCTTACCGTATTTAGCTTTATTCTGACCACCGACAACTAAATAAACTTCTCGCGGTTTATAGCCGTTTTCACGAGCCCAAGCTGCCAGCGTCTTACCGTCCTTTTCAAAATTTTCCTTTAATTTTTCAATAGTTATAGCCATAGATAGCCCTTTCTCTTTATGTTAAAATGCTGAACTAATACAGAACCAATCTCGGATTTGTTATATACATGATATGAACTTTAGTTCATATTTGCAAGGATTTATATATGAATAAAAGTTCAGAGTTAGCTAATAGATTGAAAGATTTGAGAATTAAATGGAATAAAACCCAGACTGAAATGGCAAAAGACTGTGGAGTATCCCCTAGAATGTGGATTAAATATGAACAGGGTCTAAGTTTTCCTGGTGGTGAAATATGGTTAGCCTTGGCAATGAATGGAGCAGATGTGAATTACCTGCTTACTGGATGGGAGGTTTCAGACGACCCTCAAGATGTGAGCTTAAAAGAAGATGAACTCAAATTGATTGTTGACTATCGCCACTCAACTAAGAAAAGTAAGGAAATAATTTTGACAATTGCTGAAATGGTAGACAAGAAGCCAAATAAAAAAGAACCGGCATCTGATAATGACATTGCTCTATTTATTGCTGACTTAGAGTAACGAAACCCTCCCTAATCAACAGAAAAAAACTGGGGTCTTAATAACTGAACCTTAATTATCAGTTATTAAGA